AAACTCAAACATCATTCATTCCCCATTTCGGTGATGGTCAGTTCCAGCCTCCCACCTTTGGTAACAGGCATCTTCACAACGCGGTAATCAACGACCTGAGCATCATCCAGCCAGAAACCTGCTTTAGTGAGTGCGTCAAAAGCGGCTTTTTGCAGATTATCCAGGTCACGGCGACGGCGATCCGGCATGTGGCACTCAATGCGGATTTTCACAGGCATAGCCAGGCCGATATCCAGCATTGCGTTTTTAATGATTCGGGCGACGTTATCGCGGTATGCCTGCCCCTCTGCGCTGACGTGGGTGCGCCCGCGATTATGGCGGTAATAGCGATTATTGCTCGGAGGCCAGGGTAATGTGATGCTGTAGGTATTCACGCCTTAATAACCCCCTCTTTCAGCCAGATAACCTGTGTTCTCGCCATACCTTCCAGCGCGCATTCTTTTGCATATGCAGCATCGACAAAATGTGTGCGGCGGTCGATTTCGTCGTGGCAGGCAGAACATGCAATGGTGGCAATCAGGTCTGGCGGTTTGGTACCGGTGCCGCACAATCCAGTCAGCCGGATATGTGCCAGTACAGACGTTTCAGGGTTACCATTACATACGCCAGGGATTCTTACCTGGCATTCCCGACTACGCGCTGCTTTTCTCAAATCAGCCATGATTCCTCCTTGCTGCCAGTCGCAACCATTTTTTATCAACCAGGCTGGCGGTATATCCGAGCAGTGTTGGTATTTCGGAAGGTTTCAGCTCCGGTTTACGCTTACGACGATTTGGTACTCTGTAGATGTGTCCGTTCATGACACGAATAAGCGGTGTAGCCATTACGCCTCCTGCTTGTCACGGAGCTGCTGGAACTCGCAGCTCTGCGGAATAGTCAGATGGCAGCCAATATTCACCGCCCAGGCTTCAACCTTACACAGGAAGACATACATCTCTCCGGTATCAAGATCGGAGGTATGGCGTAACGACTGGATAGTGGTGATATCACCGGTTACGACATCAACCAGGTCTTTGGTTTCATAACCGAGATATGTGTGTTTGAGAGCATCTTTTACCCAAGCTGGAGTGGCGAACGTTTTACCCCTGCTGATGAGGTATTCACTGATTTCGCTGTACCACATGTGGCTGAGTGCATTCTGGGAAAGACTGCGTTTCTCACGCCACGGTTTAAGCATCATGCGAAAGCATTTGCCCTCCTCCAGATAAGGCTGGATCTGCCGACCGATAGCGGTGAAGTTACCGCGATGTAATTTTATGCCGTCTTGTGGGAGGTTCACGCTTCACCTCCGCAGAGGCCAAACGCTGGATGCAAAAAATCGCAGGTGCATTTCTGCATCTGTGAATGGAGAAGATAGGTTGGTTTGTATGTGCGCATAAACGTCCCCGTTTAGCGCAGAAGTCACCGGAGTGGTTCAGGCTCCAATGGCATGATTATGGCTGGGTGATTATTGGAAATCAAATGTGCTGAAAATTAGTCTGCCAAGTCTTCCTCAGTCGCAACTGGGTAATTCCAAATATCAAAAAAAGCTATAGCCTCCTGCCATTTGCTCCATAAGTTATCAAGTACTTGTGTAGGTTCCGTACTTTTAAAAACAGAATCAGCCGCATCACCGTTATGAACTTCCTCGTACAGTTCCATTATTAGCAGATTAACAAAGTACTGTTTCAACATTAATGCCTGATTACCTTCTTTCTGCTGGCTATCCTGCTTGATGATCTCCATCGCCCGTACTAGGCACCTGATGATATCCGCTGCATCATTAACGCTCCATTCAGATCCGCGCTTATCTTTAGCTGATGAATTGGCTCTCTCAGCGCAAGCCTTTAAAGACTCATAAAGGTAAACTCTATTTTGTAGCTGCAGCGCTTTTTTTGACGTGTACCAACTTGCAAGCGCCGACCCCGCTGCGGCTAATGTGCCAAACGCAGAAATACCTGCTGCTATTGCACTTAAGTCGGCACTGTCAAAGTTCCACATCATCGTTACACCTTATATAAATACCCCTCAGTAATATCCAATAAGGTATGTGCACAATCAATATAATTTTATCCGTATCGGCACATAGCGATTTGAACGCTACTGGTAATGGTATATTTTAGATTATATCGTCCAGTTTACAGCACCCGTATTTTATGAAATGGACTCGCATATTACCCAAAAAATGCCAGCACTTCCGTCATCGTAGAATGCTGGCAGTATTTCTAACTAGTGACTTTATTGGAACAGATTCTGACGGAAATATGGTAACACTCGACTCCACTTATCATCCAGCCACGGCTGGAATTTTACATGTGCCGTTTATCTGGCGAGGATTGCTCGCGCTCTGTTGAGTATCTGGGGATATTCATGCTCGATAGAAGTAAAGCGGCCGGCTTCGCGGTGCTCCGCAACCTGAAGTAGTGGAGTAACGTTCTGGCAGGCAGTTAACATCACATCACCTGCTCGCCATAACCAAGCACGTGCACAAAGTTTGTTATCAGTGAATTGTTTTGTGATTGGGTATTGTTGAACTGCTAGAACGAGAACGCCAGCATCCATTGGCAGTCCCTATAGTAAAACCATAGCTCAGGACGCTTCGTTCAGGATAGATAATTTTATTGTACTTACCTAACTTTCTTACTATAGCACGGTTGAAAAAGTGATTATTACTCAAAAATAAACCTCACCATCAACCATATATTTGAGAGTACTTATCGCCTGCTGGGCGGATATTGTTTTCATTAAAGGATAGTGTTTAAAAACAATGCCATTCATAAAATAGATATCACAGGTTTTATTATCTGTATTGATTATGATTTTTTCGAATGTTTTATAGGCAAGTGTACGACATAGCTCTCGCCCATTTTTACTGGTTAAGTCAATAGCATGAAAATCACCAAGTGAACTCACCGCTTTACTCTTCAAAGTTTTTAATGATACAGAAGCCCTTCGTAATTCCTTATCTAATACTCTGATTTTTTCTGCTATAGCGGTAACTTCAGGCGCAACAGATAATGCAGCAATTAAATTATTAATTTTCATCTGGAGCTCAATAATTTTCAACTCTAAAGTTTCATTAGCATCTTTCTTGTTTTCAACTGGTTGGATTTTACTACAATTAAAAAGCAACTCATTAATGATATTATAATCAACCAAATCTCTCTTTATTGATGGCCTGTCACATCGATGCAGTCTTCTCATCGGACAAACATAATAGCCATGCAAACTTCCAGATACCGCATGAACAATCATGGTATTACCACAAGCCTCGCACTTCATAACTGTTCGAAGTAGATTTATCAACATAGGATTTTTGCTACTATTGCTAATACCAAAAGGTGCCAACCGAATTTCCTGCACAGCGTAAAACAAATCATCTGATATGACTCTGGGATAATAGCCAGCGATTTCACTTATTCCTTTACCTCTTGCACGATATGAAGGTACGCATATACCTATCAGAGCTTTATTCGCTAATAATTTTTCAATTACAGAAGGTCCCCATGCACTTTCTTTTCCTGAGAAATTCTTTACAGCATGATCATTTAAATACTTGGCTATTGCATTCAATGAGCGCCTTTCCATCCTGAGTTTAAAAATTAGCTCAATAGTTTTCACCCTGTCGGGGTCTGGAACAAAAGCCGTTCTTTTGTCATCCAATGAGAGCCATCTCGGACAAGACGCCGTCATAATCGTGCCTGACTCCAGTGCATCCTGCCGTTTTTTCTTCCATGATAATTTAACCCGACTTGACTTTATCTCGCTTTCTTCATTTGCCCTTTGTGCTATAAGTATGGCTTTTATTAATGAATATGGCTCATTCAATGAGTCAATATTATAGACTGTATTATCGCAAAGAGTTATAACATCAATACCGTGATTCAAAATCAATTTCAGACGCTCAATCGCTTCACCGACTTTTTCTCTTGAAAGTCTGTCCAGACTTTCAACTAACAATGTAGTCCCTGGCAATATATAACCATGTTCTATAGCATCTAAAAATTCCGAAAAAGCTCCTGATTGTGCATGCTTTCCATTGAATGCGCTTAACCCCAAATCTTCATACGTTACGGTATCAAGGTAATAATCACTATTTACCTTTAGCCATTCAGTAATAAGCCTTCTCTGGCGGTTTAATGAATCACCAGACATCTGACCTGGTGATGAAAATCGCATATATGCTATGGCTTTTTTCATGGTGACACCTGCTAAAGTATGCTTTTATAAACCTTAGTGGTGAGATATGATTTTTGTTTAATTTTTATTTAAAAAGACAATTAAGGTCACATTATCTTGAATATACAACAATAATCGCATTGCAATTTTCTTACACCATAATCTTGAAAGCACAAAAGAATGAATAAAAACTAAAGACATTAACAAAAAGCATAAAACGAGGCCCATATAAATATACGAACCTCCATATTTTAGTCGTTTAAAAACAAATTATTTTTAATGTGGTGTGCTTCGTGACAATAAATTAATAACCAACACACCGGCACAAATCAACATCATGCCTATAATGGCTGGCAGGTCCAACCGTTGGCCGAAAAATCCCCATGATAGTAAGCTAATCAGGACAATACCGACTCCTGACCAGATAGCATAAGCAATCCCTGTAGGAATATAAGCCAGCGTCTGAGCTAATAACCAGAATGATGCACAATAACAAATAATTGTACCAACAGATGGCCATAACCGTGTAAAACCTTCTGAAAACTTCATTAAGGTTGTACCAATGACCTCTGCAAGTATTGCACCACCAAGATAAATATAAGGATTCATAGCATATTCTTTCCTGTTCAAACTGGAGAGAATTGTACTACAGTTTGAACTCAACTCACCTGTTTCATCATTGTGTACCCATTGATGTTCTTTTATATACCCTCAATACCCGTTTCATCGCGGCACTCTGGCGACACTCCTTAAAAATCAAATTCGTGCTCACCTTTCCTTCCCATTCTTCTCTGGTAGCGAACCGATAATACACCGTTCGCCAGACCTTACCATCAACGACCAGGATTCCTGCCCGCGCCATTTTAGCCGCAGCCTGATTTATGCTGGTTACCGTTGCGCCTGTTACCGCGGCAACGTCCTGCGCACAGAATTTCTTATGAGTCCCCAGGTAATGAATAATTGCCTCTTTGCCCGTCATACCCTTGCTCCTTTCAGCCCAAACTTAGCTTTGATTTCTGCGATCTTCGCCAGAGCCTGTGCACGATTTAGAGGTCTACCGCCCATGACAGGAAGTTGTTTTACTGGTTCAGGTATAGCCTCACCACGGTTAATTCGTGCGGTCATACAGGACAGTTCATCGGCAGCCTTGCGCCGTAATTCCGCGTCAGTCAACGCATTGGCCCGCATGTTCTGATACAGGTTGGTAACCAGCCAGTAGTGCGCGTTTGATTTCCACGGATAAGACTCTGCATCCGGATACAGCCCGCGCTTCCGGCAATACTCGTAAACCATATCAACCAGCTCGCTGGCGTTTGGCAGCCCAGCGGTAACGGATGCTTCTTCCCGGCACCAGGCGACAAACTGCCCGGGTGATGGCAGGAATGGTCGATTCTGCCGACGGGCTACGCGCATTCCAGCGTTAACCTGTTCCATTGTGGTGATCCCGTTTTCCCGGAAAGCCAGAACCCACTGGCGGCGGATTTCGTTCAGTTCATTCTGGTCACGGTTAGCCAGGCTCGCCGGGAAAGTTGCCAGTAACTGGCTGAACACACCGTTGATGATCTGCGCTACCTGCTGTACCTGTGGCTTTTCGTCGTACTGTTCCGGCATGTTGTTGGCGATCCGGCGCATCTGCTCACAGTCAAAGTTAACCATCTGTGCGGCGATGTTTTTCATAGCTCCACCCCGTAAATCCAGTCAGTGTTCGTCAGGTCGAGTTTTGGTTTGCCGGCTGTCACGCCAGCCTGTTGCTTGTTTCGGTTGATTTCGAGCTGGGTCCACTTGTCGCGGAGTTTGGCCGGACTTAGCACGTTACCGGACCAGAAGTTGTCCTGGCATGCCCAGCGGAACAGCACGCACATGTCGCGGTGGTTACGTCCGTCACGTTCACGCATCAGGCGGATATCGTTAGCCCACCCTGCAAAATTCGGTTTTCTGGCTGATGGCGCGATGGTCTTCACCATGTCAAACATCCACTCTGCGGCGGTCAGGTCTTCTGCTGTCCCCCACTTGCTGCCGCTCTGAATTGCAGCATCCGGTTTCACCACAGGAAGATCGTTTTCTGGTTGGTCAGAGGATTCGCCAGAATTCTCGGACGAAAAAGGTTTTATATTGTCTTTTGTTAGTTTGTCTTTTGTGTTTACCTGATTCGGGTAAACGCCTTTACCTGATTTGGGTAAACTTTTTTTACCTGATTCAGGTAAATTTACCTCTTTCAGGTAAACTTTATTTTTCTTACCTGATTCGGGTAATGTTGACCATTCACTGACCACATTATTAATGCCGATATTCCGCCCGCTCTGAATAAGAATCCCACGCTTTACCAGAACACTTTTTGCAGCAGAACACTTATGCGGCAATATCCCGGTCAATTCGGAAAGTTGCTCGTTGCTCACCCAATCCAGTTTTTTATTAAAGCCATATGTTTTGCGCATGACAGCCAGGAAGACCAGAAGCTGGTGCTGTGTTAATCCGGCCAGCATCACAGCTTCCAGCAACTCATTTGCAATGCGCGTATAACCATCATCGAGATCTGCCACGCGCGGCTCCTTTTGTGCCGCATCCGGCACTGGAAAATTGAATATCTCAGCAGTGTTTGCCATAATTCCTCCCGCAATGAGTGCGTTACGATTTGCACCTGAAAGTCGGTTCTGTTCCAGCAGACCGGCTTTCGCCATTTCTGAACCAGTCATATTGCCCCCAGCATGGTGGTGACCATCGCCATCAATGGACCAGCCAGATCCGGGTCCACACGAAACATCGACACAATGCCTTCACTCATCTCCTTCAGTTTCTGGTGGCGTGGCGCGTTGAGAATGACAGCCTGTTTTGCTTCACTGAGTTCCTTTTCCATTTCAGCCAGCCGAGCCATGAAGCTATCCTGCTCAACCAGGTGGCCGCGATAGTCCAGCGGTAGTACCGCCAGAATTGCCGGGGTCAGTTCACGCACGTTATTTCGGTATTTTTCAGAATCGAATTTGTTATCGAGGAAGCGGAACAGCTTCTGGCGTGCACGGCTGACATCATCAGGGAAATCGATGGTGCCGCCGCCCTGCTCCCGATACTCATTCACAATGAGTGCGGCAACAACATCCTGATTATCTGCAGCCGACCAGGCGCGGACGGCATCACGGATTTTTTCGTGGCCTGGAGCTTGTTTTGTTTGAGAACGATTTATCACCGCAGTCGGGCTAAATCCGCTAGTCTGTTGGTATGTAAGTGGTTGCATAGTCATTGCCTTATCAGTTAACGCCGCAGATTAGGCGGCAGAATTACTCGCGTTAAACAATGGTGCGAGGTCGGGACGAATATCTGCTGGTTTAATCTTTCCACCAGTGGCTGAGACAATTTTCATTACATAGCGGGCATCAATTCCGCCACCGTGTAGCCAACGCCAAACAGTGGGCTGGGCTACACCGCATAGATCTGCCAGTCGTTTTTGACTACCTGTAATACTGATTGCGAGTTGAATGGTTTGATTTGTCATTATTAATTCCTATTGGTATTACAATGAATAAATAATAGCAATACGTATTAATCATAACAATAGCAAAACGTGTTTTGACCATCAATACGCAAGCGTATAAATTAAAACTTATGAAAAAAGAAACTCTTGCTGATCGCTTAAACCTAGCGATGGAACAATCTGGAATGTCTCAAGGCGCTCTTGCAAAGGCGTCTGGCGTAGCTCAACCCACAATCTGGAGACTGACAAGCGGCAACGCGCGCGGCTCAACAAAAATTGTTGAAATAGCTAATGCATTGGGTGTTCGAACAGAGTGGCTCTCATCAGGCATAGGCCCGATGAGAAATGACGGTCAACAATTAGGGAAGCCTACTGCCAACCATCCCAAATACTTCAAGATTGACGTTCTTGATATAGAAGTGAGTGCCGGGCCGGGAGTCATCAACCGTGAGTTTGTAGAAGTTCTACGCTCGGTTGAGTACTCGTTTGACGATGCTCGTCACATGTTCGATGGTAGGAAGGCAGAAAATATCCGCATCATTAACGTACGCGGTGACAGCATGTCAGGAACGATTGAACCTGGTGATCTTCTATTCGTTGATATCACGGTTAAATCTTTCGACGGTGATGGTATCTATGCGTTTCTGTACGACGACACAGCCCATGTAAAGCGCCTGCAAATGATGAAGGATAAGCTGCTGGTTATCTCTGATAACAAAAGCTACTCACCGTGGGACCCGATCGAGAAAGATGAGATGAACCGGGTATTTATCTTCGGGAAAGTTATTGGGAGCATGCCGCAGACGTATAGGAAGCATGGATAGTACCAATTAAAAATTATCAACCGGGCATTGTGCTCATTCAGTAAAACAACTTAATTATTCATTTTAGAATGGAGAACTTAATGGATACTTTAAAATATGAGAAATTCTCTGATTTTGATCACAATGACCCATTTTTTGACTCTTTAAAAAAAGATTATAAAGAGTTTCCTCTTTGGTTAGAAAAAAAAGCCAGAGAAGGAGAATCAGCTTATGTGCTCTATGATGACAAGCATAAAATCGAAGGTTTTATGTATCTAAAAGAAAATGATGATGCAAATGACATTAATCCAGCGCTCCCACCAGGACGTCATCTAAAGATAGGAACATTCAAATTTGAATCTAAAGGCACCCTTCGCGGACAACGATTTCTAAAAAAAGCGTTTGACCATGCATTTTCATCAAAATCTGATGATATTTATGTTACTGTTTTCGACAAACACGTCCATCTAATAAAACTTTTCCAAACGTACGGATTTTACATTCATGGTGAAAAAGAAACACATAACGGGAAAGAGTTTGTATATGCGAGGTCTTTGCATGAGCCTTATGGTGATATTTTATTAGATTACCCTCGAATAATGACATCAAGGGCCAACAAATATTTACTGGCGATTTATCCCGAATATCACACTAGACTATTCCCTGATTCAAAACTTGTAAATGAATCACCAGATATTGTCAAAGATATATCCCATGCTAACAGCATTCATAAAATTTACATATGTGGAATGCGTTCTGTGATGGGAATGAAAAGAGGAGATATCATTGTCATCTATAGAACCGGAGACAAAAAAGGGCCAGCTCGCTATCGTTCTGTAGCCAGTACATTATGTGTAGTTGAGAGCGTAAAAAATATTTCTGAATTTTTAAGCGAAGATAGTTTTGTAGACTATTGTATTCGTTTTAGCGTATTTTCTGAAGATGAACTCAGAAAAATCTATAAAGAACGTCGATACCCTTTCATTATAAGATTCACATACAATCTGTCTTTGCCAAAGAGACCCAATCGTGCTATTTTAATAGATCATGTGGGGCTAAATGGTTCGCGTGCATTCCGATGGAGTCACTTTAAACTCACAAATGAGCAGTTCTTAAAGATCATCGAGTTAGGCAAGATAAATGAAAGTTTTATTATCCATTAAGCCTGAGTTTGCAGAAAAAATATTGAACGGAACAAAGCGGTTCGAGTTTCGTAAAGGTATATTCAAAAATCCGCAAATTAGCACCGTTGTTATTTATGCCACGATGCCATTAGGTAAAGTTGTTGGTCAATTCCGTATTGAATCAATACTAAGTGACGAACCGGAATCTCTTTGGAAAAAGACGGAAAAACACGCAGGTATTTCTAAGCAATTTTATGACTCATATTATTCAGGTAGAGAAAAGGCCTACGCAATAAAAATTGGTGAAGTGGAAAGATATAAAGAACCAATTCCTATCTCTGCTCTAGGTAGTAATATTAAGCCACCACAATCATATCTTTACCTACCTGCGTAAGAATCCCGGCCACCGTGCCGGGTTTTCTTTTGTCCCCTCATCACACAAACCGTTCGAAAAACCACCACATCCTCCCTTCAGTTATCGCTATGCGATGCAAGTCACAAAATTAATTCTTTTTGCTATCAAACAGTTAATATCAAAACACATTAATCAATAGCAATAAGTATTGATACAGCCAATAGCAATAGCTATTATCACCATGTCGCAACAACACAACGATACGGCAATCACCTGATTCACCGTTGCGATGACCGCTTAGATCCGCAGCTTGAATTTCAGCAGGCTCCGGGGAGTGCGAGGGGTGAAGCGGACGCGTGAACGTCGGTGTGACCAGCTGAAATCAACTCAACACTTCATACCTCAGTCGCTTCAACGAGGCGGCTTAGTTATGACAACCGGCGGCCATCCACCGCCTGAATACGCGCAGAAGTCTCTATATGTTCAGCAGCCCAGCTTACGGGCAGGAGTTTTTATGGTTCATCAACATTACGGAACGCAGACCGTTAATCGAGGTGCGGTCATGCCAGGAATGCTGGTCAAACACAAAGATGGTACCTGGACTGCATCAGCTAATTTACGCGGACGGCTTTATCTGCATCGCGGCATCGAGCGCACTTATACCCGTGATTTGCTCGTGGAAGTTTTTCTCGACGGACGCGGTAACGGCCTGAATCACTAATCCCCTTTCCTGTTTTCCTAATCAGCCTGGTATTTCGCGGGCGATATTTTCACAGCCATTTTCAGGAGTTCAGCCATGAACGCTTATTACATTCAGGATCGTCTTGAGGCTCAGAGCTGGGCACGTCACTACCAGCAGATCGCCCGTGAAGAGAAAGAGGCAGAACTGGCAGACGACATGGAAAAAGGTCTTCCACAGCACCTGTTTGAATCACTCTGTATCGATCATTTGCAACGCTGCGGGGCCAGCAAAAAAGCCATTACCCGTGCGTTTGATGACGATGTTGAGTTTCAGGAGCGCATGGCAGAACACATCCGGTACATGGTTGAAACCATTGCTCACCACCAGTTTGATATTGATTCAGAGGTATAAAACGGATGAGTACAGCACTCGCAACGCTGGCAGGGAAGCTGGCTGAACGTGTCGGCATGGATTCTGTCGACCCACAGGAACTGATCACCACTCTTCGCCAGACGGCATTTAAAGGCGATGCCAGCGATGCGCAGTTCATCGCATTGCTGATCGTCGCCAACCAGTACGGCCTTAATCCGTGGACGAAAGAAATTTACGCCTTTCCTGACAAGCAGAACGGCATCGTTCCGGTGGTGGGCGTTGATGGCTGGTCCCGCATCATCAATGAAAACCAGCAGTTTGATGGCATGGACTTTGAGCAGGACAATGAATCCTGTACATGCCGGATTTACCGCAAGGACCGCAATCATCCGATCTGCGTTACCGAATGGATGGATGAATGCCGCCGCGAACCATTCAAAACCCGCGAAGGCAGAGAAATCACGGGGCCGTGGCAGTCGCATCCCAAACGGATGTTACGGCATAAAGCCATGATTCAGTGTGCCCGTCTCGCCTTCGGATTTGCTGGTATCTATGACAAGGATGAAGCCGAGCGCATTGTCGAAAATACCGCATACACTGCAGAACGTCAGCCGGAACGCGACATCACTCCGGTTAACGATGAAACCATGCAGGAGATTAACACTCTGCTGATCGCCCTGGATAAAACATGGGATGACGACTTATTGCCGCTCTGTTCCCAGATATTTCGCCGCGACATTCGTGCATCGTCAGAACTGACACAGGCCGAAGCAGTGAAAGCTCTTGGATTCCTGAAACAAAAAGCCACTGAGCAGAAGGTGGCAGCATGACACCGGACATTATCCTGCAGCGTACCGGGATCGACGTGAGAGCTGTCGAACAGGGGGATGATGCATGGCACAAATTACGGCTCGGCGTCATCACCGCTTCAGAAGTTCACAACGTGATAGCAAAGCCCCGCTCAGGAAAGAAGTGGCCTGACATGAAAATGTCCTACTTCCACACCCTGCTTGCCGAGGTTTGCACCGGTGTGGCTCCGGAAGTTAACGCTAAAGCACTGGCCTGGGGAAAACAGTACGAGAACGACGCCAGAACCCTGTTTGAGTTCACTTCCGGCGTGAATGTTATTGAATCCCCGATCATCTATCGCGACGAAAGTATGCGTACCGCCTGCTCTCCCGATGGTTTATGCAGTGACGGCAACGGCCTTGAACTGAAATGCCCGTTTACCTCCCGGGATTTCATGAAATTCCGGCTCGGTGGTTTCGAGGCAATAAAATCGGCTTACATGGCCCAGGTGCAGTACAGCATGTGGGTGACGCGAAAAGATGCCTGGTACTTTGCCAACTATGACCCGCGCATGAAGCGTGAAGGCCTGCATTACGTCGTGGTTGAGCGGAATGAAAAGTACATGGCGAGTTTTGACGAGATGGTGCCGGAGTTCATCGAAAAAATGGACGAGGCACTGGCTGAAATTGGTTTTGTATTTGGGGAGCAATGGCGATGA